CCCACGTTTTGCCTGTGGGGGCGATGTACCGCACTAAATAGCGCCGATCAATCATAGCGCCTCCTTTCTTTTCTGCTAGATTCGGGCTCGCTCGTAGCGCACTGCATCAACTGCCGATAGCTGGCCGGCCTGCCCGGAGCCGGTAGCGAGTGAGCGTTTCGTGACCGCGAGGAGTTCTGCCAGGGTGGCGTTGAGCTGGCGGAGTTCCCCGGTTTGCGCTACCTCGGTGGTGGTGGCGAGTGAGCGGAGTCGTTCTACTTCCGCGGCGGCGGCGAGTGCTTTCCGCACTTTTTCGTCGTCGGTTTTTTCGATCTCCTGTTTGAGTTTCGCGTACTCCAGTTCGGCGGTCAGTTTGTCTTTTTGCCGGAGGTATTCCACGGTTTTAGTGGCTCGCTCTAGCTCCAGGTTGAGGTTGTTTTGGTCGATCTGGCGTTGGATAGTAGTGAGCCGGTCTTCGGTTTGGCGTTGGGATTTTTCGATCCTGCCGCTGATACCGTATTGGAGTGCGCCGATAGTGCTCTCCATGAATTGCTCGCCGAGCTTGGCGCCGCCGGTGGCGGCTTCTACTCCGTATTGTTGGGAGAGCACACCACCGCCGATGGTGAGGGCGGCACCGCCTGCGGACCCCAGAACCAGGGCGGCTTTTTCAGCTGTCCCTAGATTCTTCCAGGCGTCCTTGATGGAGTCCTTGTTTTGGTGGATGTCAATGCCGCCCTGCACCAGGTCTTTCAGTCCGCCCAGTGCCATGCCGGCGCCTGCTAGGGCGCCGAGGGGTCCGCCGACGGTGAAACCAGCGACACCAGCCGCAGCGCCGGCTAGGAGCTTGCCGATGCCGCCTACCAGCTTAGATACCCCACCGAAGCCTTTGGATGCGCCTTGGGCTTGGTTGGCGGTCATGCCGTATAGGCTGGCGGTTTGTTCGGCAAGGGCTGTGGTTTGGGCCCGCAGCAGCTGCGCTGCCGCGGTTTGTTTCAGTGTTGCCTCTAGCGCCTCGTAGCGGGCTTCTGATTGGGCTTTCGCCGCTTCCAGGTCGTCGACTGCGGCTTGGGCCCGGGCGACTCGGATTCCCCATTCGGCGGCCTGGATTTCCTTGCTGTTTGCTACCACAGAGGCGGTCAGGTCTTCGACGGTGAATTTGCCGGTGCGGTAGAAGCGGTCAATGGCGCCTTTCATAGCCTCAACGCTGGTGGACCCCATGAGAGCGGATTGCTTACGGGCTTCAGCTAGGGCGGCTTCGGCTTGAGCGATGCTCACGATGCCGCGGGCGCGGGTGCGCTCTACATCCCGCTCCCTGATCTGCAGCTCAGCCAACGCTTTCACCCTGGTGAGGGCGTTGGTTTGCTGCTGCATTTCCAGCTTGGACACTTCTTGTCGGGTTTTATCGACAATGCCTGCGGCTTTCTCTATTTCAGAGAAGAAGCTGGCGATGTGCCCAATGCCGGCGGAGAGTGAGCCGCCGATTTTTTCGGCGATCTCGCTGGCTGCCTGGTAGCGGGATGCCGCCACGGTGCGTTCGGCTGCCTCTAGGTCAGCGAGGGATTCAGCCTGGGCGGCACGGGCCGCCGTCAGCTTGTCCTCCGCTTTATTCACCTTTTCCTGAGCGCTCTTGACGGCTTTGGCGTTCTTGTCAGTGGATTTTTCCAAGTTATCGCCGATATCTTCCCGTACCCGGGCGAGCTTCTTCTCGGCGTCAGCGATGCGGTCGGCTTTGCCTTTCTTCCTGGCGTCAGCCAAGGATTTTTCGGCGTCCTCCAGCTTTCGCCTGTCAGCCTTGGATACCGCGGCACCCTCTTTCTCGGTTTTCGCCAATTCCTTCTTAGCGTCGGCAAGTTCCTTTTCGGCTTTGCTGATGCTGTCGGATTCGGTGGCGATCTTTTTCCGCAGCTCATAGAGACCCTTTTCGGCATCCCTCACGACTTCGGCGGAATCCAACCAGCCGCCTCCGAAATGGCGGCCTTCGGCTTGCACGACCACCCGAGCGTCTTCGGCGTCGTGGGCGAAGAGCTTTGCCGCGGTAGAGATTTCCCCAGCAGCTTGGTCGAATTTTTCGCCTGCCGCCATGAGGATTTTCGCCGCAGTAGCGTTCTGCTTACCGATCTCCGGCAGGGCCCTGGCAATGGCCGATTGGTGCCGCCACTGCTGGTTCGTCAAAACCAATTCGTCGGCGCCGGATTCGTTCCGTCCTCGAACACCGGATGGCCACCGGCCGCCGGTGTCGAACTTCGGCCCGTACTGCACATACTTTTTGGCCTGGTCAAACAAGGACTGGGCTTTGCCCCACGAAACGTTACCGCGGCTGGTTTTCACCCCATCCACGGAGGTGGACTCGATGTCATCCCCAAGGTTCAAAAAGTCGGCAGGATCATAGTCTTTGCCATTGATGGTGACGATCTGCCCGGCAATAAGCGGCAGGTAGGCATGGTTGGTGTACTGGGGGTGGGATGCCGGTGCTGCCCCACCGCCGACTTGGCCGTTACCGCGCCCGCCACCCATTTCGACGTTGACTGCCTGCCCGTCGGTGAAATGAATGGTGCCTGAGGTGTGCCCACCTGCGGGGCCGCCGTTGAGCCAGCCGATGGAAAACCTGGGGCCGCCACTGCCCAGGCCGGTACTGAAACCCATGCGGGCCAGCACGGGGCCTTCATCCCCGGTGGCGAACTTACGGCCGTCGAGTGGCCAGCCCACAGCTAGTGCTGCCAGGCCGCTCATGGCACCACTGCAATCGCCCCAGTTAGCGAGTAGCCCACCGCCGAAAACATACGGTGCACCTTCGAGGGAGCGGGGGGCTTTCTTACCGTTGACGGTTTCACCTTTGGCGAACCGCAGGAGCTCACCTGGGGTGACGACCCCACCATCAGCCAGAGCCTGCACGCCCCCTAGGATCTTATTGAGCTTGGGGGAATCATCATTGATCGCCCGCAGTAGATTATGGTGCTTAGCGGACGATCGGCGGTTGATAACCCATTCCCCAGCATCAACCCGGGCTGTGGGCCTGCCCTGCCTATCGACACCCTGGAAACCATCGACCTCGGTGGTACCGGGCCCGGAGAGGGGCAGCCGGTACCCCGCCGGGGTGCCGAACAAACCACCAGCTGCGAGCCCTACAACACCACCTGCGGCGTTGCGTGCTGATGCGACATCAGGGTGAAGATACCGATTCCCGCCCACATTCGTGTACACGTTTTCCACCACAATGGTGTGCTTAGATGTGGTGTTCTGCCCGCTCAGGCTCTGGATTCGCTTGATGACTTCTGGCACGTTGTCGTTGATTTTGACTTCACCGGTGCGTTTGTCTTTGACCAGGATACCCAGGTCAAGCATGCGGGTTTTGACGTCAGGGTCGTTGGAGTCGATGACGACTTTGCCGCCGGGGAGGGTTTTCGTTTTCAGCCCTAGGGCATCGAGCTTTTCGATAGTGCCGGGCACTTCGGCGTTATCAATGTGGATGTAGCCGTCGAGGCTGGAGAGCTTGACCCCCATCTGATCCAGTAAGGAAATGATGGAGAAAGCGTCGGGGAAGTCAATGGTCACCTGCCCCTCAAAGGGCTCGGAGACTTTCGCCCCCATGGCCTCCAGCTTTTGTTTGGTCTCATCGGTGATCGCATCCGATTCCACCTTGATCGTTTTGTCATCGGGGATGGCTTTGATCTTGTCACCCAGAATCGAGTAGATCTGAGCCGCCGCATCAGCCTCCTTAGCGGCATTTGTCATGGCTGCCGCTTCGGCCTCATGTTGCCTGGTTGCCTCTTCCAAGTCGTTGTTGGCGCCCCGGGTGGACTCGGCTAGCTTTAATGTCGCCTCGTCGGCATCGGTCAGGCCTTGCTTCCATTTCGCAAAGGACTCGGCGGCGTGCTGCTTAGCGATGGTGCTACCACCATCAAGATCAGCGAGGGCGGTGGCCACGCCAAGAGCCGCATCTTTGTTGCCGTTGAGGGCGGCTTCTAGATCGTCGGCGGAGATTTTAGCTTGCTGCAGCTGGGGGTGGGCGTGCATGAACGCGGTGACGATGGATTCGGCCTTGCCTTGGATGGCTTCCAGGCCGGAGGCCTGCCCCATCATGGCGTCCACCACAGTGCTGGATGCGATACCTGCCTTGCTGGCCAGGTCTATCAGGCCTTCGCTGGAGGCGCGCTGCACCATCACCGACCTGGTGGCTGCCTCCTCGATGCCGTTCAGGGAATTCTTGAGGTCATCAACGTTGTTCTTGTGCTGCTGCTCAGCCTTAGCTGCTTTTTCGTTTTCGCTGGCGAACAGAGTAAGGGCTGCGGCGGCACCGGTGAGCGCCAGGCCCCAAGGCCCGCCGAGGGCGCCTAGTAGGCCTTCGGCGCCGGATTTCAGCAGGGAGAAACCGCCACGGGCTACACCAACAGCTGCGTCACCGATCGATCCCAGGGCAGCGCGTGCAGTGTGGGCGGCCTCGGTGTGCTTTTCCGCAAATGTTTTCAAGGCCGGGGAGCCCTGCTGGAATGCGGCCTCGGCCTTAAGCACGGCGGCAGCCAAACCGCTTTGCTCGCCGGTCAGGTAGTGTGTGGTTGCCCCGACCCGGTCCATTTCCACACCAGCGTCCCTGTAAAACTTTTGGATGCTGGATATTTGCCCCCGCATTTCAGACAGGCTAGACACATGTCCCCGCATCTCGGACAGCTTGGACGTGTACTGACCCATGGTGGTGGTGATACCGCCAACGATACCGGGCACGGTGCGGAACGCCGCCCAGCCTGCCATGGCGGCCGCTAATAACCCTGGGTGGGCTTTCAGCAGGTCAGCGACAGACTGGAGAGATGGGGCCAGGGCAACGAGCACGCCAGATGCTGCATGCAAAGTACCGAGGAAAATATTCCATGTGCTGACGCCCAGGGCTGCGGATGCCTGCCCCAGAGCAGTAGCCACGGTGGATACCACGGGCGCCAAGGCTTTACCGGCATCGAGCACGTCGCTGAAGGCTGCCTGGACGCCGGTAAGCATGCCTTTGCCCTGATCGGACTGCAGAAAATTCGAAACGGCACCCTTGGCGTCTTTCAGCCCTGGCACTAGGCGCTGCTGAAGGAAGGTGTCAATATCGGCCGCAACCGGCTTGATTTTAGTTTCCAGGCCGTCGATGGCGCCGGTGGCGGCCACCAGGCCATCCTTCGCCAGGCCAAAGAATGGTTTCAGGGCGGTAGCACCCAACCGGCCCAGGGCCGCCTGGGCGTTGGCGGCGGCCCCTTCAAAAGACTCGCCCATTTTCAGGGCGCTGCCACCCATGCCGGCACGCATGGCTTTCTCGAAGGTTTCGAAGTCAATCTTTCCCTTGGAAACCATATCCGAGATTTCGGCGGAGGTTTTCCCGGTTTCCTTGGCGAGCAGCTGGAGCACGGGGATACCAGAAGCCATGAGTTGGAGCATATCATCGCCCTGAAGTTTGCCGCGGGCGGCAATCGAGCCGAAGATAACGCCAACGTCTTGCATGCTCCGGCCGGCAATAGCAGCAGTGTCACCCACGGTTTTCAGGGTGGTTTCCAACTGCTGGCCGGGTTTAATGCCTGCGGCGACCAGACCTGCGGCAACGGATGCTGCCTCCCCCAATCCGAAAGCGGTGCCTTTCACTGAGGAAAGCGCATCATTCATGACCCCGGCAACGGTCTTGGTGTCGTTGCCTAAGCCGAGGAGTTTCTGCTGGGCGTTTTCGATAGCGGTGAGGCGGCCCATGCCTTTGGCCATGGCGGTGCCGATAAGGCCACCCGCCGCCACACCAGTGGCGAGCGCCCCGGCTTTCAGCGTCTTGCCCACACCTGCGGCGAGTTTACTTCCCCACGAGCCGCCGCGGCGCTCGGCTTCGCTTTCCACACTCCCCAGCGCTTTGGCGATGGTGGGGCTGATTTTGCTCACCTCGGGGATGATCGAGATGTAGCCGGTGCCGAGCTCTGCGCCCATGAAAAATCCCCTCCTTCAGATTTAGATGTGGTGCTTTTCCCTGACCTTTTGCCTGATCTCCGCGGCGGTCAGTTCCCGCCTATGCGGCCGGCTCACCTGCTGGTGGGAGGCCTCAATACCTTCGATGGTTTGCTGGATAAGACCCCCAACACCACTCGTGTTTTTCCCGGCGCGGGCCAGGGCCAGGATGTACTGCTGGTCGAAGAGTGCGCCAAGGATTTGGTTGGTGGGTAACGCCCAGGCGGCTGCTTCGGCGGCTGCGGGGTTGAGGTAGGTGTGGAGGTGGGATGTGGCTGGTAGGTGTTTGAGGAATGCCCTAAGGTCACTCCACCGGTAGGTGCGCCCTACGTTGCTGAGTGAGTACCCAATGTTAAGGAGGTCTACTCGGAGGGCGTCGGTGAGTTGGGGGTCTCCCCCGAAGGCATACCGGTGGAGGGCAAGGATTCCCCCAACAGAATACCTGATTCCTGGCCCCAGATGCGGTCAATTTCCACCAGCTGGCGTTGTACCAACTTGCTGATGGCATCCTTCTTCACCTGGGTGTTATTGAAGTGGAGCAGAAAGAGCCGCGTAATTTCAACAGAGTCATTGCCGATGTGCTGTTTATCGGCTTCGTTTTGGATGGCGGTGATGTCTGTGGGATACAGGCAGTCAACTGGGGGGATGGTGATGGTAACTTTTTTGTCTTTGCCTGCAGGGATGTTGAATTCAATGTTATCGAATCCGGAGATATCGAATGCCATGTTGGCTCCTTAGGTGTGGTTGATAGAGGGTGGGAGGGGCCGCGGGCAGCAACGGGGTTTTGCCCACGACCCCTTTTTCGGCGTGGTTAGCGCCAGTGTTTCAGCACCTGCCAGTGGGCAGTGGTGAGCTTTGATGCTGGCGTGACTTGCAGCCACAGTCGGTCACGTAGTGAGGTAATAGCCGTGTCCAGGTCGGTTGCGGGGATGGTGGTGCCGCCAGCACCCCACAGCCCAATGGAGGGGCGGATCTTGCCCGGCCATTGTGCGGTCAAGGCCTCCACCAGGGGCGCGGCTTTTCCAGCCTGCCCAGCGTCGAAATAGACCCAGGGCTGCAGCAGATCGGCATGCTGTAGCAGTTTGGCGTAGTCGTGTCCGCTGTCGGGCCGGCCCGCGGGCGGGTTGGCCCAGTTGACTCGCACGTCAAAAACCAGCTGGGCATTACCGATAGCGCGTTTGATGCGGCCTGCGACTTCGGCCATTTTATCGCCAAACCACGCCAGCTCTTTGGGCCCCTCGTGGGGAGTGCCGTCACCACGCCGTGTCCAGTCTGTCTCGCCGGTGTCTTGTTTGAACAGCTCCAAGTCTTTATCCGAAAATGACCCGGAGTCCCAGTGGATTTCGGTGAGGATGATGCCTTTGATGCGGTTTCCGTAGCGGGCCGCGAGGTGCCGTGCGGCTGCCTCTAGCATGTCACCGATGTGTCCTTTGGTGAGGGCGTAGGCGCTGCCCAAATCGTTTCGGATGGTGCCGTCTCTGGATACTGCCCGGAGGTCTTGGTATTCGGGTTTCGCCAGGGTGGTGGTGGCCATAGCATCCAGGGTGAGGTAGATACTTGTGATACCAGCTGCACGGGCGGTGTCGATGATCCCTGCGATGGGGTCGCCTTCGGCCGCTGATAGGGATGATGTGAGCCCACTGTCTGAGGGCACTTCTGGGGAGAGCAGCCATTCGGGCCGGCCTACCGCTAGGTCGATGGTGGTGCCGCCAGCGTCTACTACTTTTTGGAGGGCTTCTTCCCAGTTGTAGGTTTTCGATGAGGTGTCTTCCCACCCGAATGATACAGCGCGTCGGCGGGTGTCCGGTTTCGGGGGCGGCGGTACAGCCCCGCCGCCGTTGTTGTTCCCTCCGCCGCCCGGAGTTACCGGGGAGGGGTTTAGGGGTTTACGGTGATGGTGGTACCCGCACCACCGGTGAGTTTGGACCCGTCGGCGGTGAGGGCCCCGGTAACATCTTTAATGGTGTAGGGGCCGCCAGCATTACCGGTGACGGTGGCGGTGGTGGCGCCTGCGAGTTTACGTAGCTCGGCCTGCACGGTTTCGGCGGTGGCGTTAAACGCCAGTTCGGCGGTGGCGTGGCCATCGACGGAAAGGGTGAAGGTACCGCCTGCAACACCAGCGGGGAGGGTCACGGTCTTGTCTTGGGCATCAGGGTCTGGGGTGTTGTGGTCAACCATGCCGTCGTCCCGTAGCTCGAAGGAGTTTGCGAATTTGAATTCGGCGGGGCCCTTGAAAGCAGTGATCGTGATGTTGTATTTCGTGGATGCGGAATGGGTCTCTGCGGTTTTTTCCACGGTACTGATCCGACCGTTAGGCACAACCAAGGTTTTCGCTTTCTCGCCGGAGACGGCTTTGACGATATGACGCTTGAGCGGTAGCCGTTCAGCGGTGTGATACACGGTGGTCTGGCGGCCGTGCTTGTCGGTGGCGGCTTTTTCGATGACGTTTGCGTCGCCAAAGCAGGATCGTAGCACGTTAGTGTTGCCGTCTTCGAGTAGGGTGAGAACGACTGTTTCGGTGTATGAGGTTTGGGTGTCTACCCAGTCGTCGCCGCCGAACATTTTTTCGGTGCTGGTTTCCCGGTTAATGGTGTGAGTGAAGCCGTCTTCGCCTACAGCGCCATGATCTTTGAAATCTTCATGGAGGGTTTCAAGGGCGGTCTTCGGCAGCGGGGTGTTAACTGGGGCGTTGAAGTAAACGCCGCCGTCAATGGGTGGGGTGGCCACGAAGGCATTTTGGATGTTGATAGCCATGATGGGTCTCCTAAATCAGGAATGTCGGAAAAGGGAGTTGCGGCAGGATGGTGTCCCCTGCTGCCGCACCAGGGGCCGGCTAGTGGGCTAGGAGCCGCACACCACCGGTGAATTGGAAGCGATAGAGCTTCGGGTCGGGGTCGTCGTACCTGGTGAGGGTGTCTATGGTGGTGGATTGGATTTTGGCGGACCGCATCCGCACCCACGCTTCGTAGACTGTTTCGGCCAGGGCTTCAGCGTCCAGCTCGGTGTGGGCGTAGCACTCCACCAAAAACCGGGGGTTGCGGAGTGCCCAGTCCTCCATGCCGCCGCCGATACGGGAAACAATGATGAAGGCCTGCGGTTTCGGGCTGCCCGGCATGCGGCTGGATACCGGCACCCCTACCCGGCGCGCCAGCTCAGCAATCACTGTGGTGGTTGCGGTGGTCACATGGGCCTCCTTCCAGAAGGCGGGTTAGCCTAGGGCTCGGGTGAGGATGTTGTCCCTGGCTTCTCGACGTTTGGCCGACCAAGTATCGGCGTAGATAATGCATCGGTGGCGGGTTTTGCCCATCTGGTAGGAGGATACAAACCCGTCGCCGGCCGCGGCTGCTACTTGTTCGGCGTGGTCGACTACGATCCCTTGGGTCATGGGGTCTTTGAGCAGTGCTTTCAGCGCGGCCTTGTTCGGCACGTACTTTGCCATAGCCTGCTCACTTGCGCCGAGCGCGGTCTTGTTCGGCGCGTATTTCGCTGTAATCCACCCACCTGCACCTGGCCCATCCGGTGGGCGAATATGCTGCTCGTACTTGCCGCATACCCTCATCAGCGAAACAAATGAGGGACCCGCCGTCGAAGGATAGGCTTACGCATTCGACATAATCGGATCGGTCCGCCTCAGCGCCAAGTGTTACTTCTAACCATTGCTTACTCGATTCCAGCAAGATTAATCACCTCCAATTCTGGGGCCCAACCGAAGGGGCCACACTCGTAGTTTTCAGGTTCGCCCACAACCTCTAGGCGTTCGCCACCTGGGGTGAGGATGACAATATCGGTTTCGATAAAGTCACCGGGGTGGGCATACATTTTTATGGCGACTGTTCGGCGGGCATGGCCCGCTAGTTCAGGTTCCGCGGTGGTGGGTTTCGCCCAGCCCACCACATGAATAATGGTGCCCTGGAGCCCGTAGGTAGTGTTGCCGAGCTCATCAGTACCGGTTTTGAAGCGGCGGAGCCGGGTCACCGGGTACCGCTTAATCGTAGGGAGGCCTGGCATCGCGCCCTCTTTTCGTTAGCTCATAGTGATGGAGTAAATGCCACGGCGTTTCTTACGGAAGGGGGCCAGCATGGTTTTATCCGATGCGGTGAGCCAGGGAGCACCACCACTACCACCATGGGTGAAATTAGCGCTTTGACTAAACGGGCCCGCGGTAACTTGCATGGATTCCTGAAAGGCGGTTTCTTTGGGGGCTTCGATAACCCTGGCTACCATGCGGGACACCACGATTTTGATGGTTTCCGGCACTGGTTCGGGCACTGGTTTTTGCAGGTATCCCTCAACCAGGGCAGATGCTTCTTCCAGTAGCCCTAGGGCTTGGTCTTCGTCGAAATCCACATGGGGGATACGGGCTTTAACATCATCAAGACTTGCGAGCACGACTACTGCTCCGGCGGTTCGTCTTCGGGCTGGCGGGGGGTTTGTCCTCCCCACCGGCCCCGTCGTCACCCGAGTCCTCGGGGTCTTCAGGGTCCTCGGGGTCTTCAGGTTCCGGTTCCAACAGGTCAGGGTGGATGGTTACGCCGTCGGGTACTTCCGCCCCTGGGGCGAGCACATGGGCCTGGGTTTCATCGTGCGCAATGACGTAGCTTTCCAGGTCGCTGCGGATGGTTGCCATGGGTATTCTCCTTGTTCTTAGAGGACGGTCATGGCCGCGGTGTAGTTGGCGTCGCCGACGACGGGCATGCCGATAGCATTAGCCCGCACCCAGGTGGATTTAGGGTCGTCTTCTTGGTAGGCACCGACCACGATGCCGGGGCGGTCTTCTTCGGCGATACCGTAGGCCGGGTCGACGGCTTCAAGAGTGGTGCCCCAGAACGTGCGGCCTAGTGGGGATTCCTCACCATCCACGGCGGGGAGCATGATGGCGATTTTTTCGTCAATCACCCGTTTTAGCACGCCGCCTTTGCGGATCTTCCGGTCGTATCGCAACAGGGGCGGCAGCTCGAAAGAGGCAAGCACGCTGTGGAGGAAGTCCACGGTCACCATGCTGGGGATGCCGTTCACGCCGCCAGCCATTTTGCGGATTTCTTCGCATCGGATCAGGCTGGTGATGACTTTGGGGGATACCAGCAGGTAGCCGGGGGCCTCACCGCTGAGGTTGGCATAAACCTCTGCTTGGGCCTGCAGGTCCTCGATCGGCGTTGCAGTAGCATACTGGTCCCACTTGGTACCCACGGTGGTGGTGAGGCGAGGGTCGCGGCCGAAATCCTGCTCCACGTTGAACTGGTTTTCGCTGATGAGGGCTTTACCAGTGGTGAGAATTTCACCACGCAGCATTTCTACCCGGTCGGCAACAGCCCGGGCTGCGGTGACTGTGGCTCGGCCGATCAGGTCTTTACCGGATGCTGGGGCATTGATGCCGCGGGCCCGAAGCTGGTCGTATTCGCTGACGGGGATTTTCTGGCCCAGGGGCGGCAGCTCCAGGGAGATTTTCTTACCGCCAGGCATGGCGCCGATGGGGGTTTCAGCGTCGTAGGCGCGGTACTCGGCTACTTCAACCAGGCCGTTGGTGGTTGCGGATAAGCTCACGGAGATGTCGTCGACGACACGGTTGGGGAGGAATTGGGCGAGGATGTTTTTGGAGCGTTCTCGCTCGTCGAGGGTTTCGCGGGCCACGGTGGTGAGGGACTGCGGCTGCACAACTTCGGTCCATAACATGATTAGTCACCTTCCTTCGGGGTGAGGATGAACAGGGGGTTAGGGGTGGTGAGAGTGGTGATGTCGAATACGCCTTCGGGAAGGTATTTCACCCGGATGCGGCCGTGGTCGAGCATGGGGGCCACGATATCCACGTCTTTCTGCTTGGCGGACTGGGAGGTGAGCAGGAATCCGGCTAGGGTGTCACCTGCCGCGGTTACTGGCTCGTATTTACCGCCATTCCCACGCTTCAGCGGGATACCGGAAGGCAGAATGTTGTCCTTCACAACGGCGGAAATTTTCTTCCCATCAATGGTGACGGTTTGGGCATTGGCCACGCCGTGGCGGCTGCCTAGCCACTTGCGGTTATCGACCCCCAGGGGTTCACGGATTGGGTTGAGCTGCATGATGAATCACATCCTTTATTTGTCGGTTTTGGTTTTGCCCATGAGGCGGCGCGCCCAGCTGCGGTCGCTTTCTTTCGAGGAGCCGGCCTTGCCCTTGCCTTGGAGAGGCGAGGTGGCGGGGCGGCTTTTCGACGCCCCAGCCCCGGCGCGGTCTGCAAGGAGTTGTGCTTGGGTGCGCATGGCTTCGGTGTCGCCGTGGAGGAAGGTTTCGGCTTCTTTCCGGCTGAGGCCGAATTCCAGGGCGAGCTCTAGGCGGGCGGCAGCGGTTTCGGCTGCCTGTTGGCGTTTGGTTGCCTCGGCAAGCGCTTCCTCGGCCTTCTTGGTTTTACCTGTTTCGGCATCAAGCTGGGCCTGGAGACTGTCGGCGGTTTTTTTGTTTTCCTTAGCCCGGGTTTCCCAGGTTCTGGCGTGTTTTTTCCACACGGTCGCATCGTCTGCTGACCCTGGCTCGGGGTCGGGGTCGCCTTCATCATCATCACCGCTGCTGTTGTCACCGGGGGTTTCACTTTCGCGGTCTGAGGAGTGCGGGGTTGCGGTATCCGCCTGGGTGGCATCAGTCGTGCCGCCACCGGCAGGAATGTCGGGGGCGATGGTTCGCACCCAAGGGGGCATGGGCAATGCTCTGGCTGGCATATTTTGTGTCCTTTCTGTTTTTGTTTGGGCATGAGAAAACCCGCGGTCTCGTGGGGAGAACGCGGGTTGCTGGGGATGATGGTTTTAAGCGTTGGCGGCGGCTAGCTGGACTTCTTCCCTTTCCCAGTAGGGATTGTCCTGTTCCTCATCGGAATACGGGTCGAACACCACAGGATCAGACGACCCTCGGGGGCGGCGCATGTATTCGCTGAAATCATCACTGAGGTCTTCAGCACCATCCCAGTCGAGTTCCAAGGCCCAATCTGTTTTCTCGCAAAGGAAGAAGAAAATCTCCTTCAACAAGGATAGTGCAGCTGATTCCCGAGACTGCGTAACATCAATCTCGACGATCCCGAAATCACGCCGTTGCTTTACGGGCGTCACGTTAACCCACACACTTGGGAATTTTTTCGCTGTGGAAAAACGCGATGCGATTAAATTCTTGGCTTGGGTTGCAACATCCTCAGGTATTTCGGCGGCATCTCGAATGATGATGGATGCAGCATACGACATTTTCTAACTCCTTTCCCAGAGAATTGTTTTTTCCTTGGTTATCACTACAATCCTATCAAGGTCTGCACCGTTGTTGTCTACAGACCTGCGTAAATCAGCTAGGATAGTTTTCTCATCATGCTCCGCTCCTCTCAGATCATAAATGAGCGCGTCTGATTGTTTTTTCCCTTTTCTGCCCCTGTTATTAATCCCATTTTTCGAGGTGATGGATTTCATCTCCGTGGTGACTCCATCAACAATGGCATCAGGAGTATTCGAGATTCCAGTCCTATCCCTAAATCTAAGCCCCGCGCCACCAGGTATTTTATCGAGTTCTTTCAGTTTGATGACGGATTGTGCACCGTTATCTTCTAGCCATTTGCGGATTCGGTCTTCTTTTTCGGGCCATGCTGTGTCATCCGCCAAGCCGATACTTAGGGCTTCTTTGACTGTGATTTTTCGATCGCCCGAGGCTTTCGACATGTCCACTGCGCGCCGGTATCTGACAGCATCTGGTGGCACCCAGTCGGGTGTTTGGTTTCGGTGGCGTTCTATGGCTTCGGCGAAGGCTTCCTGGTCGCTGCCTGGGTATCTGCCGGATTTTATATAGATTTGTTCTAGCTCTTGGTTGATTTTCGGCAGGTCGGCGGGGGTTTGCACCTCGATGCCGAGGCATTTGCAGTTGTCGTGATATTTTTTACCGGCCTCGGTGAGCAGCACCGTATCGCGGCTGTAGACTGCGCCGCGACTGGCCAGGAGGAGGCAGAAGGTGCAGGCGTGGGGTTCCGGCACTCTGGCATACCGGGTGCCGGCTTTTCGGGTGGCTTGGTATACGGTTTCGCGGGCTGGTTGTTGCACGAGCCGGTTGGTGATGCCGGCGAGTTTCCGTAGCACTAGTTGCCGGTCTAGGCCGCCGGTTACGGTGCGGGAGGTGTTTAGTGCCCAGGCGTAGGAGCCGAGGATTTGCTCGAATCCCGCAGGGTCGGCCACTTCGGGGTATTCCAGGCCTTTCAGGTTGTCGTCGAGGCTGCGGGAGCGGAATAAATAATCGGCGGCGGCGTAGGCGGCCTGTTCCCCGTAGGCTGCGATAATCGCCTGGAAGGGCTCTTCCATAAGCTGCTTGGCGTCGGCAAAGCCTAAGGTTTCGGTTTGTTTCCACCAGGACACTAGATCCCGTATAGCGAGGGTCCGCAGGTTGTCCATGGCCTGCTGGTAGTCGGCTTCAGCATCTAGGTCTCGCGCCATATGCTAGCACCTCCCTCCCATGGGTGTTGTTTAGGTTTTCTCCCGCAGTGATACGGGGGTTGCCCCGGTGAATCGGATTCCGGGCAGGCCGGCCAAGTCGGCGGCTACTGTGGGTTCGACCCCGGCGCGGATCATGACGCCTAGGGCGTCGGCGCGCTGTTTGAGATCATCCGCCCCCCCCCGCGAAGCGGTTGTGTTTTCCTGCGGGGCATTTCCAACAGAGGCTGTTTCGGTGGGGGTTTCTTCGGGTTCTCGGTTTGCCCTGGCCAGGTCAAGCACGGTGGCGTCACCGATAGTGGCGGCACCGCCGGCAAGTGCCGTGGCCCGTTGGGTGGCGGATTGTTCGGCGAGTTCTTTCCGCATGATTTCCTGCTCGGTTGGGCTGAAACCAACCCTGCCCCACACCACGGAGGAGTGCTTCGGGGTGATTTCAGCAGCTACAGCTTTAGTCATGGCGTCCATGGTTGCCGAGAGCGTGGGGGTGGCGGCCGCCAGCCATTTCGCTTCGAGAGAGGCGATAAACTCCCATTCGGGCGGCCTGCCGTCGAGGATGGCTTTGCACACGTAGGCGAGGTCGCGGCACAGTGGCCGGCCGAACGCCAATTGTCGGAGTTCGGTGCGGCGCACCAGGCGGGATTCGGTGGCCCTAATGCTGTCGGCGCTGGGCGGGTTATCGGAGGCAAAACCCAGATACGACACGGGCACCCCTGATTGTGCCGACACTAACTGCGCCATCATCTTGAGCTCTTCAATATAGGGCGTAGGCGGGGATGCTTGAAACTGGCCCGCGGTGATGTTCGGCAACCCATCATCAGGATCACCCGGCGGCACCACCAAAGCCTTACTCATGGCCACTTTCCACCCCATTTGGATGAGGTCGCTTTCCGTCGCGTCCTCATCTAGGCCTAGCTGGTCGAATGTGGCATTCAACAAATAGCGCTGTGGGGTGGTGTAGTACTCCCTGTTGAACTCCATGCCCAACACCGTTCTCACACCATGGTCGGTGTAGTATTCGATGGCCGTGGTGATTTCCGAAGCGCCTGCATCTTTCCCGGCGCGGGACCGGTTTGGGATACGGATCAGGCCACACCTACCCCAGCCATGTTTGACGCAGATGATTTCCCTTTCCGCTTCGTGGGGGTCGGTGATGATAGAGATCACCCGGTCCGGCAAATGTAGGGTTTGGTATTTTTCGCCATTTTCCCCGGTTTTTTCAATATAGCCTGCTGCCATGCGGTTAAGCCGATCATCCCACATGTAGGTGGCTTCGCCTGCGGTAACAGCATCAATAATGATGGCGGGCTCACCATCGCCGCCCGCGGATACTTCGAGGAACCCCATGCCAGTAACGAGGGATTCCAGGGTGGCTTTAGCAAATTCGGAGGCCAAGTCGTTTTCGGCGAACACCTGGTCTAGTTCGCTGATGTCCGCCTTTGGGGATATCCACCCTTGCCACTCCAGCCGCTCCGCTAAAGAGTCAACAACGATTTCGGGCCAGCCAACAACCGCCCGGATGCTGCTAGCAACCGCAGGCAGGGCAATATTCAAATCCTTGAGGGCGTTTTTGCCCTCATAGTAAGCCCACTTAGCCTTATTCTTCCTGGCATGTTCTTGCAGCCGCCCCGACAACTTGGCAATAAGGTTATGCTCGTCGTCTGCGAGCTCGTAGTCGCGGATTAGTTCGAGGGTCATCCGATCATCACTCTCCTTCGCTTCTTAGGGCCGGCCTTGCGGCGGGCACGGACCCTGCCGGAGTTCAGGGCCTCACGCCTGCCGACGTTGGCGGCCACCATGGCCACGCACAAATCCACAAGCTGATGGCTGTCACGGCTGGTTTTACCAATCGCCAACCCAAACTTGTTCCAGCGGATTTTCGTGTTGTTCACGTGCGCTGTGAGCGCCGGGTCGCCATCATGCCGGAATGGCCCATCCAGGCCGTCTTTGTCGATAAGGTCCTGGATGATTTCTACCTCCTGGGAGAAGCGCCGGTTCCGGTCGGCGGCGCCGGGTTCGGAAAACCTCATGTCCCAGAGGACGGAGTGGGTTTTTGTTGCCCAGCAGCGGAGTTTTCGGCGGAAATCACGGTGCCATGCGTCGATGAGGGGCCTCCAGTAGGAGGCTTCGGTGGTGTCATCTTTGGCGGGTGATGGGTCGACGCCGAACCAGACGACTTTGTACAGTTCCATGATTTCTCGCACCCGGGCGTCCACCTGGTCGCGGTCGACGAGGTAGCCTTCGCCCCGCGGTCCCCGGGGCCTTGACCACACGCCCAACGTTTGGTTGTACCCGTCTGAGATTCGGCAGCCCATGAGGGCTGTGGCGTCTTCTGATTTGGAGCAGTCGAGGAACATGGCGATCTGATCCCCCGGCTCAAACTGGCGGGTGGGGTCGGCGAGTGCCGCCCACGCCTTGGCAGACACGTAGGAGTCTTCGGCATCCCCTAAGCCGTTCATGTAGAAGCGGATGGCGTCACCGGCCGAAAGCTCGGGGTCGACTACTTCGTCGGAGAGGCGTTCGAGGTCGGCCCAGGGGGCGTCGGAGTAGGCCTGTTGGAGCGCCAGCATGCGTTGCTTGGGGTCGTAGATATCTAGCTTGGGGTCAAATTCAATAGAGTCATAGAGGATGTCTTTCTTGAGCTGCGGATATTTACCGGATTGCTGTTTCTGCCATGCTTCGAAAGTCTTTTCGCCAATGGAGTCCTGGCCCCGCTGGTGGGCGTTGGTGAAGTCCACCATCCGGGCCTGCACGCTTTTCTTTGATTTGCCGACGTTTCGGCGGGCGACCTTAGCAACCGCGTGGCCGCCGGAGCGTTGGGTCATGTGGTGGGTTTCATTGAGCACGATGAAAGTAGCAGGGTCGCCCTCGGAGGACCGCTCTGAGGCGGTGAGCACTTCGATGCGGGCCGGGGAGGTCTTCACGAAGGTCGCAGTGCGGCCTTTATCCAGCCCATAGTAGTTGGTGGCTTCAACACCAAATTGGGAGTTGGCAACCCGAAGGACGTCTTTCGATTGCTCTTCGGAGTTGGAGGCTATCTGCACGAGGGGCATGGTGTGCTGCTTGCCTACGTATCGGGTGCCGTCCCAATGCAGTTGGGAGGGCCCAAGCAGCTCAATGTTGCACATGGCGGCGGCTAGGGGATCTTTGCCACTGCCTTTGCTGCCGCGTTTGCAGCCGCGCCGGTAGATGAACCGACCCTGGTCATTGAAGGCGTACCAGAGGATGAGGAAGCGGGCTTGCCCTGGTGTGAATCGCCAGGGTTCGCCGTCGTCGTTGAGGAGGCCGGGTTCGTCGGTGCGCCATTCGGCCCAGTCGATGACTGTGGGGCCTAGGGAGTTGGCGATGAGGTCGAGTTTTTCATCCATGGTGGTGGGCCATGGGAGGGTGCACCAGGCGCCTTTGTCGCCGAGGTAGTAGCCGGGTGGCATGGTGAGGTCAGAGATTAGCGAAGCGGTTATGGGCATCGATCACCACCCCATCACCTTCGGGCTTGGACTGTTCGGCATCGCCGATTTCCCATTGGAGGCGTTTCATGGCCATGGGTGAGAGCCCTAACCGGTCTTCGATTTGGCGCAGCTCCGCCATAGCGCTGGCGTTGACCACACTATGGTCAAGCTCATCCTGGATAGCGTTCCGTAGGATAAGGTAGCGGGCAACTAGAAACTCGTCGTGGTTGCGTTCCCACATGACTGCCTGGGGTCGTCGCCAGAGTTCCGCCCAGCCGCGTTGCACTCGGCCGGACAGCGGCCATCGGGGTGTCCTCCCCTTCCGGCCATCGGCGGGGAGCGTCACCCAGTCGGGCCTGGCGTTGCGGCGGCGGGCGTTCTTTTTCGGGGGTGGCCCGGGCACGGTCGGCACCCCCTTTCGTATTCTTAGGTTTTCCTAACCTTTCCTTTAGGTTGGCCTTGGGAACCCGTACGGACCGTCAGACCCTTTGCCCTCCGCGGCCCGAGGGCCACATCGGGGGGTATCCCCCCTACCCCCGGTCGGTATCAAACTTGATAATGTGGGGAATATCACAAAATGAGGGGGTGGGGGGTCGCTTCACTCTCGCTACCCGGGCGGCGCGCTCCGCCTGGGCTTCACGTTGCGTTTTGGCCTTGTGGCATGGAACACAAAGGGCTTGGAGATTGCTAAGATCATCGTATCCGGGGCCGCGGGTGTTGTCGATGTGGTCTACTTCGGCGGCGGCCCCGCCGCATTGTTGGCATGTGTAGCCGTCGCGGGCAAGAATCTTCTTGCGGATATGAGTTTTCACGTGGGTAGGGGCGCCGTTTCGCCATGCTGCCATATGGATTCCCTCCCTGAAGGTCAGAAAGTAGGAGGAGTGGAGCGGCAATCCCCTGCCCCACGAGTTATCCGGGGTGAGGAGCCATCAAAACGCCCCGGGGCGACGCGAGCCCTAAACCCTCCACTGGTTTTTCTGCAGGCTGCGTCGTCGCGTCGATTATATCACCTGCTGTGACAGCAGGCAAAGGCATATTTTTCAGGCGGTCCAACACCTCACCGAGTCGATAGCATGCGATGCGATCAGCGCTTAAGCGAGTGTCAATGTGTCCACGCTCGGCCCACTTGCGTAGCAGCGCACGGCTAACCACATGCCCTTCGGCATGGGCAGCGTGGATGATAGTTCGCCACGTCAGCCACGGCTCACCGACGTCACACACCATGGGTTGCCCGGCGCAGAGGAATTCCTGGAGCCTGGATTCTTGGTGGCGGAGTTCGGCGTGGATGTCGGGGGCGAAGTCTAGACCTGTGATGAGTCCAGCGTTGAAGTCCATGAAGCGCAGGAGTTGGTGGGCGTCGCAGGTGAGGATGCGTTCGGGTTGGATGTAGTTGGCGACGTCTCGGGCAACCTCGAAGAGCCTAAGAGTGAGGTCGATATCTAAGGTGGTGGCGGCCCCGCCTGGTGTAGTGGGGTGGGCCCCGGGTTTCCTACCCCCCTGGGGGTTTGTTATACGGGTGGGGGTGGGGTACTTGGCGGCTTCCAGTTCTGTCCAGAGGCCCTGTAGGCCACGTAGCGTGGCACGTAGTCCTGTCTCGGTGGTGGTAGTAGCGGCGCCCATGGTTTCCTCCCGTTCCCCAGCTGATATGCGTGGGCTAATGGTAAAGCTGGGGCTTGGCCACTAGTGGCATTCACCGCACCCTGGGAGGCGAAGGGCGGGGGTGTGGTTACTTTGTGGGGCGTGAGGCGTGCCATCGTTTGATTTCGGCGGCGTCCCATAGGCGAGTGCGCTCTAGCTGGAACGCGGGTTGTGGGGCTTGGCCACGGGCAACGTAGCTAGCGAAGGTGGCCTTAGCGACGCCGATGTGCTGGGTGATAGCCGTGACGGTCCAGTATTCTATCCCGCTATCGGTAATGGTTGTTCGGTGTGGAATGTCTTTGGCGAGGGTGATGTCGATCATCGTGGAACCTTTCGTGGAGGATTAATGGAAGCTGGGGTTCGACTTGAAAACCCCACTAGCCGAAGCTGGTGGGGTTGCTGGTTAGCGGCGCCAGCGGCCAGTACAGGTGAGATATCCGAGTATCGCAGCGGCAATGGCGAGTAGCGCAGCGGTGGCGACGCTTACGCTTTTGCTATATAGCGCGGTGGCGACCGCCGCGGTAAATGCGGTTACCGATACGATGTACATGGGTCGCGCTTTCATGAAGTTTCCTCCTTCCTGGGGATTCACGTGGTAGGGTGGTGGGGTGTCCCCCGGGTGAGCTAAGTACGTTTTAGCTCACCCGGGGGTTACCGTTGGCGCTTACCGCGACGGTAGCGTTTCCGCTTCCGATGCTTGCCTCCGGGTTTCCTGCCTTGCAAGTAGGTCAGGATGCCGGTGGCTACGGCAATCGCCGAGAGAGCCAGGCTAACCTTGTCGGTCATCTGGGGTCACCTCCCCTCCACTATTGAGTTTTCTGTAAACCGTTTGGCTTACACTTTTTATTATACAGCGTCACGCTGTATTTTTCAAGTGGGGGTATAGGTTTTCAAGGGGTGTTAATGTGTTCTTTACCACATTCATCCGATAGTGAGAAACGGCATGGTGCGGCTAGAAATTAGTAAACCGATCAATCACCTTTAAGCGCCTGGCGGGGGTCCACCAGTAGCTCCCTGGAAACGGCACGAGGCTGGGGTCTTTTACCCGACAGTCGCCCCCAATATAGCTTTCGAGCAACACTTCTCGGCGACGGTCCAGGTCGAGAAACCACTGGTCCATTAGCTTCAGGTGGGGCCAAACATCCTGAGGGATGCGGTGCAACCGCCACCCCATCGTGTCTACGATGTGGTGCTTACCATCCTCGATGTCGATGTATTCGCCCGGGTTCTGGATCAGATAGAGCGATTCGCAGGTTAAACAGGCTGGCAGTTCTTCATCTAGAGCAAGCGCTAAATCGGCAACGTTTATATAGCGGACACAGTCAATTTGCAGGTCAAGCATGGGGTAACGCTGTCTCGATGGGTGTATATCGGCTAGCAGCACAACAGGCTTACCAGATGATATCTCTATGAACGGCTGCCCTTTTAAGTGCTCCTTGAGGTTGTCTGGCACCGCGTCGATAGTCAGCCCTAGGTACGGCTCTAACTCTGCAGGCATAGGCAGGTATAGATCGGATAGGCTCATGATGGCTCCTTAAGGTTGTCTGGCCCCATTTTATGGCGGGGGTTATTTTTCTTGGTCTGCGTAGAGCGGGTAATTGTCGAGCGTGTCGTTACCGCTGCGGTGCTCTCGCACATGGTTATAGCAGCATTTACAGAGGCCGCGGCACTCGTGGCGTTTAAGGTTTCGGCAGCGGAGGCAGATTACGGTTCGTTTAGTTCGTTTGCTTTTAGACATTGGGGTTTTCCATTCCGGTAGGGATCGTAAAGGTGTTAGTGCAGATAACAATGCTGCGGCGTGGTAGCCGCCCTGTTTCTTCTTCGAAGACTGTTTTGAGGTTGGCGTCAGCAATCTGGCAGGCGATAGGGTCGATTTCGATCATCCGTAGGCGGTAGTGATAGAGGTCATCGAGTTCATCCGGTGTGAGCCCAGATAGTTGCATTATTCTGGCGCAGTAGATGCCGGTGCCGCCGAAGGGGTCGAGGATTTCTACCCGTGGGTCAGCTAGTGTGGCGCCTTGGGCGGCAAGGGAGTCTTTCAGCGCCCTGACTTGAAAATCTACGATTTCCACGGGGGTGACCACCACTCCATCACGATGCGACCTGTCACTATTTTTCGCCGCGGTGTACTCCTGGTAGGCAGTAGCAAGCACGGTCTGCCAGATGGGTTTAGGATCAGGGCTGGGGTTCAACTCGAAAACCTCCTGATCCCATTGGTTTATGGAAAACCGTAAAAGACGTAGCATTGTTTTTGCCGTGGCGGGTGCCATACAGGGGCGGGTATGGGGCTAGCTCCAGTACCTCCCGGAGCGGGATGTGGATTTGATTCCATTTGAGAGTGAGCGTGCCACCTGGGGCAAGCACCCGGAAACACTCAACGAAGCACTGGCGCAGGTCTTCCCGCCACGTGGTCATGAGAACCCCATACTTCTGGCACATCCACCCAGTCGCCCCGGCGCGCTGGAGGTGGGGTGGGTCTAGGTTGATGAGGTGGAATGTGTTGTCGCGGAAGGGTAGGGCGCGGTAGTCGCACTGGATGTTTGGGCTGATGATGATTTGGCGGCCGTCTGATAGTTGGTGGTGGGTTGCTCGCTGGTCGGCGTAGATCACGCCGGGGTGGTGTTTGTTGTGCCACATGAGTCGGGCGCCGCAGGTGACGTCGAGGATCATTTAATGAGCTTCCCTTCTCTGGTGTAGCCGGCACGCTGACGCCAGGCCTGCTTGGCGGGGGTGTCATCGTAGTCGGGGTCGGTCGCCCATTCTTGGTAGTCCTCGAAGGTGATGCCTTCGTCAGATATGCACCGCCATTCACCCACGTAGTTCCATACTTCAGGGAAGGCCATGTCGCAAGCTAAGCAGCTTTTCAGTTCATAAAGGCCATCGCAGTTTACATATTTTTCCCAGCAGTATTCCTCACCAGGGTTGATTACCGCCCCGCACGCATAGCACTCGTGTGGTTTCCTAGCGCGCCGGGTTTTTTCGTCTAACAGCGTACACATTATTGTTTTTCCTTATAGATTCGTAGGAACACGCCGGTGATAGCTGGCCCGTTGCTGTCGGCTTCGGCGTAGCGTTTACGGGCGTGCCATGTGGTGATTCGGGAGTCGTTTTTGAGCACACCGGCCCCTTCTAAGGCGTCCCCTAGTGCCCTACATAGTTTGTCGAGGTCGTATGAGGATTTAGACGTGGGGAGCATGCTGCGGACGCTTTTAGGGCGGGGTAGGCAGAAAACCGCTTGCACCAGCACCGCTTCGTCGATGGGGTCTTTCAGTTGGCGGCTGCGGTAGGTGGCAAGTTGGAGCTGTGCGGATTGCCGCCACACCCGGGTGCCGGAGTTGTCCTCGATGACACGCCCGCCACCCACGTAGCGCTTGGATCCTTGGGGTTTGGGGTCACCAGCAATGTGAGCGATGAATACCGGCTCGGGCTGGGCACCCAAATACTGACCAAACAAACTTTCGATTTCGGTGTCGGTGGCGTCCGGTAAAAGCCGCTCCCGAATGGCGTCGAAGAACGGATCATGGCTCACGATGCAACCCCCACTGCTACGAGTTCACCTGAACGCTCCTCTGCCAGGTTTGGATCATGGTTTGGAGTATCGGTGTAGGCGCCCCGGGTTTCGACCTTCTGCGGGGCTTCTGGGGCGGTTTCTTGGGCAGTTTGACGCCCCAGGATGCCGTCTAGTTTCTCGCGTAAGTGCGCGGGCATACCCCGGCCAGTGAGTCGTGGCTGGGTCTCTGCTTTCGGTTTGGGCAGCTCGCCAGTGTGGTCGCAGTGCGCTACACCTGTTGTTTCACCTGCGGCGTTCTTGACCGCTACGTAGCCAAGTTCATCGCACAAGGGGCAAGCGTGGATAGCTGCTAGATGAGCCTGTTTTTCTGCGTCAGCGCGCTGCTCGAACCACCGCCGGGCCCGCATGCAGTTACGACACGGCGGCACCTCCTCCCGCGGCAGGTAGGCGTGTTTCCGGCACCGCGGATCGTCAGGGCTCGACCACTCCGCAGGGGTGCCAATCACCTGGTACGCCCGAACGGCAGCCACCACGGCCTGATCCTTCGCGGTCGCGGTTTTCTCACCGGTGGGGTTGAGGCAGGACGGCATCCGGCTATCAGCACAATTCGTGTCGACGGCTTGGTGTCCGGCAAGGTCGGGTAGCCCAGCCCACGGATCCTCAAGAACCGGGGCGGGCGCG